CAGGAATTAAAAGAATTAAAGAAATAAACATCTTTATTCTTAGCTATATTCTCGAGAAAGAAACTAAGTGACCAAAACAAAAGGTTCCTAGGTGGTTATGAAACTATCTTCGTTTTATTAAGAAATATTTTAAAACGATTGATTGGAATCATAATCCTACCAGAGTAGGAATAGATCTCTTTATTACTATTTTAAATTATTATCGTAGTATTAAGGATTTCAAGCTTGATAGATCTGTGAAAACAGTCGTCGCACCTTTTACTGGAATTTATCCGAACGGTTTGCTTCCAACTGAAGGTATTGATTATTTTTTAAATAATTATTATGATCAGTTGAAGGAATTTTGCATTTCGTACGGTAAGAAGTATGAGTTTAAACCTCCATCTCAAAAAGAATCTTTTCGATTCCATTTGAGTGGTAGTAGTGGACCTAATTCTAATCAAAAAGGATTAGTTGAGAACCTTTCTCCTAGATTAATTCAAAAAGATGAAAATCTTAAGAAAAAGAAAAAGGAAAAGGAACCTGCTTACGCTTCTTATCTACAAGATTTTATTGCGATTTTTAACGATAAGTCATTATGATCTTCGATCATAGAACTGGAGAGTTCTTATCCTTTTGTATATAGGGATGAATGATGTAAGTTATTAAAGAACTATAAAGAAGTAGTAGACTGGAATCTATCATTGGCTTACACCTTAGGGTGCTCCAATGAGAAAGTGTCGTACCTACTGAGTAATATGGTGAAAGATATGAAAGGTTGAGTATTGACAAAGGTGGAAACGAATAAGATTTTTGAACCAGAGATAGATTATTATTTCTGAAAATTTTGTTCGCCGGAAATCGGTTTCAAACTTCTTTATAATTTATCTAACATTGAACATTCACGTCTTAGATTTTTACCTGATAAGGCTAAAACTAGGATGGTAGCTGTTTGTGATATCTATTCGCAATCACTTTTGGAACGGTTACATGGTCATTTTAACTCATACTTGAAGACTCATTTTAAAGAGTGTGATGCTACATTTGATCAAAATGCACATCGAGATCAAGTACGTGATATGACATATCATGGTGGAATATTCTATTCCTTTGACTTAGAAAGTTGTACAGACCGATTACCTCGCAAAGTTCAACGAGATATATTGGTCTGATCAGGAGTGTTATTACCCTCTCAGGGTGATGCATGACTGGGCATGACAGAAAATCGTGTTTTCAATGCTGGTAGAAGTAAAATCCGTAAAAGGAAATTATTCTCCGGTATTGTAACAGAAAGAAAAGTAAAGTATAGTGTAGGAACGCCTATAGGTATACTAAGTATATGACCAGCAATGGCCATTACTCATCACTTAATTATTAGATTTTGTGACTTTTTAGTCACTAAACGTATTCATAAGTTTAGTAGTTACAGGATCCTCGGTGACGATATCGTTATCCGAAATAATAGTTTAAGTGCTGGCATCTATAAAAGGTTTATGACAAAAATCTTAGGTGTTGGTATTAATATAAGTAAGTCTATGGCAGGTGAATCTATTTGTGAATTTGCAAAATGTATCTACCATAAAGGTAGAGAAATTAAGCCGATTCCCTATAGCTGTTTTAGACCCGGCAACGGGTACTACATTACTGCAGCGCTTGACCTGTGTAAGGAACTCTCTCGGAAGGAGTGGAGGTTGATACAATTTCATATTGTACCCAGCCTTTACCCCGGCTGAAAGCAAAATGTACTTATACATGTTTTACTGTCTCCAATCAATGAAGGAAAACGTCTTTTTGAAAAGACGTTTGTGGACGTTATAACAAGGAAATTCCAAGTAACGAAAACTGAATATCTTTCATGGTGCTTGAGAAAAGAGTTCGAAGATTTCTTTAGACACGCTTCACTAAAGGAGTACAGAGATGATTGAATCAAGCATGATACTGGCCAACTAGCAAGACATGGATATTTTAATCCATTCTTACAAGTTGCTATAGAAAATGAGTCAAATTTTCCGATAAAATTACTAGATGCTCCTTCTGCTAGAAGTGCATCGGTAATCGCTGGTAACTCATGAATCGCTTTTGACAGCAATATTTCTACTTATATTCGGAGTAGCATAAACCGTTTAATCACCAAGCCAGGACCGAGTTATAAAAAATCTTTAGATGACCATGAAACTATTCGAAAGATTGTTAACTTTCAAAAGGAACATCTTGGGCGGTTAGCCGTCGATTGGGACTTTTCGTCTCTTCGCCAGTTTTAAACTTCTTATTGAGCAGTCTAGGCCTCGGGGTTAAATAGAGGTCGCCGCAAGGCAAACAAATATTCGTGAATCTCTAAC